TCCATAGAAAGCAACTCATTGAAGATTCTGATGGATTCATCTCTGCGACCTAGCCACCAACCTGCAACGGCTTCTTCAAAATCTAAGGCGTATTCCACATAGCCAACATCTGTCGGGAGTGGGTTATATCCAAAATCATCGCCTGAAACATTCTGACCAATGCGAGCATAAACCCAAGCCTCGCGCCAGTTACCTTGGCGTTCGTGGAACTGCGACAAGAGGAAGAATCCTTCTGGGCGATCAGGGTCGTATCCGATTGCTTGCATAAGGCAATTAGCAACTGTTGTTAGGCGGTCTGTCTGCTCGTTAAAACATTTGGCAAGTTTAAGCAGCGAGGTATAAACATAAACATCGCCCCACTCTTTGCCATACTCGGCGGTGCGTAGATAGAAAGAAACTGCGCTCGCTATCTGATCTGCCTTCTCGTACTCAACCGCAACCTCAAAGTTTAACTGTGGGTTGAAAGGGTCTTTAGATAGTGCATAGATAAGTTCATCAAGCATCAAGCGCCTCCGCTATTAGATCCTCAATAATAACGCGCGGCGTTACTAATACAAATGCGGCGTTATCTGCAACGGCAAAGCTAATCAGCAAGTCACCTTGGTATTCAGCAATCCCTACGCAGAACTCGATCCTGAAATCTAGGAACGAGAATTCTTTGGATAGTCCAACAAGGTTTAACTGATCGTCATATACGCAGAGCCTATGGCGGTATATGCCATCCTTCTGATTGAGGTAGTTCTTGAAGAGATCAACCTCATGCGTTATAGAGATGTAACAGTTGCCCCATCGTATGAGTTGAGAGCCGCCGCGCTGATCTTTAGCGGGCTGGATTCCTTGGCGAACGCTAACCTGCTTGGTCTGTGTTCCATCAAACTCGACAACTTCAACAGGGCTAGACCACTTAACAAAGTGATAAGGGCGATCAAGTACCGGCATCCAGTTCTTCTCGCAGTACGAGGCATCGGGAACAGGTGCGGGGATTCGCTTGCGATCAACTTCCTTTGCAACCCAGTTCTCTTTGTCTAGCGCGATCTTGGTCAGTTCCATACGACCCACGCCGTTAGTAGTGGTATCGCGCCGAACGCCTATGAGGTAATAATCATCCCAATAGACAAGGCGAGCATCTTCTAAACCGACAAACTCCCAAATGGGTTGATGTAGCTCAAGCATCTCAACCTTGGTGCAATCAGTCATTACTAGATCGCTATTAAGGCGTACTAGGTAATTCTCGGTGACTAGGCGCTGATCCTTTTCAGGATGAAGATAGGCAAGCGGCCCCCATCGTGAAGGATAAAGTTGCTTGTTCTCGCTATGGTAAAGAATGTAATTGACCACGCGGACATTAACGAGGATATCGCCGTCAGGATCAATAAAGACCGAGGGGTTCATTCCCCCAAAGGTATTGGGTATTGCTATGGGTGCTAACTTGCCACCCTGTTCAACCGCCTTTTGAACGAGGTTCATTGGGCTACTCTATCAAGTTCACAAGCGAGCGTGTCTTGTCCTGTGAGAGTTGCGTATAGACCTGAGTAGTGGCTACTGAGGAGTGGCGCATTAAATCTCTAACGGCTAGGAGATCGCCACCGGACTTCTCTAGCATCGTAGTTGCAAAGTAATGCCGTAAAGAGTGAAAGTGCTTGGCGTTCGGGCCGAGGATTCGGCGCATCTCGTCTGCCGCCTTCTTGGAGAAGCCATTAGGGTCAATAACCCATAGTCTGCCAAGAGTGCCGTGAGATTGGATCATCTCGGCAACTCTCTTGGCTACTGGAACGATCAGATCGGTCTTGCCTTTGCCAACTACTCGTAAGGAATAGCCGCCGTTATCTTCAATCAGATCAGCGCCTTCGATCTTGGCTACTTCGTGCGCGCGTAGTCCGACTAAGCCGCCGAGTATGAACCAATCCTTGTAAGGTTGCTTAGCCTCAGCCATCAACTTATCAAATTCAGCCTGGGTAACAGGCTTGGGTACGCCACGACCTGATTTAACCTTTGGCAGATCCTCTGCGGCGTTATTGCCGTTGATGAGGTTCATCTTGTTGAGGTGCTTGTAAATCGAGCGTAGGCGCGAAACATAGTTTGCCTTGGTGGATTGCTTGGTAGCCGATAGGACTACCTTCTCAAGGTCTTGAACAGTAGCGAGCGCAGGGTGAACGCCTATGCGCCGGATAATCTGCCAATCGGTACGGATCACATAGGGGCTAAACCCCGAGGTGTCGTAACGGTTCTTTAATTGCCGGTATATCTCGTCTAGGGATACTAGCTCAGTATCTCCCATAGATATACCCAATCGCTATTCCGCATATAAATCCTAATAGAGCTAATCCCATACAAGTAGGGTAACAGGTCTTAACTCTCTGTGGAGTGTTCCAGTCAGGCTTGTGGGGCTACCTGAGCCGCATCGTAATCGGCTTTGAGCATTGAAGTCTGAGAGCCATCTGCGTGGGTAATAATGGCAAAATCTTTGCTGATGTTTGTTGCTGGGTCTGGAATTGATACATAACTTACTGTGTCCATTTATAACTCCGCACTTACGCCAAAGTAGGCATTTGAATTTCCGCCAGCATAGACGGCGTATTGTCTGTAAGAGGTTATTCCCGACATACCTGTAAATAGAATCTGAGCCGATGAATTTCCACTCTGATTGAGAGTTACGGCAGTTGGGGTATATGTAGTTCCAGTTGCAATATCTTGGCAAACCAAGTTCAACGAGTCGGTTGTGTAACTAACGGCTGCTCTCATCGTGACTGGGAATTGGTAAATAATTTGAACGGCACTAGAAGAGTAACCAGCGCCCATAGCCATACAGGAATAAATAAGCCCCACATTTGTCCAACGGTAGTAATATCGCTGGCAGAGGGCTAACTCGCCTTGGAGTGTGTTGCTGGCGGTGGTGAATGGAGTGGCTACTGAGCCAGCCTCAAGTTGAACGCCCCAAATATCTAGCGAGGTGTTTGTAGTTGTGGCGGTAAGTTGAGCAACGCGAACCCAAAGGAAAGAACCTGTACCGATTGTCTTACCAGCAACGCTAGGGATAGCACCTGTAAATGTGTATCTAGTCCAAGTTCCGTTTGGAGTAACTGTTCCATTTACGGAAGTTCCAACCAAAGATGAACCACCTGAACCAAAGTTCTGATAGATATTTACATTGAGCAACTGAGCGCCAACGGTGCTTCTTGCCCAGAAGGAAAGAGTTACTGTCTGACCTGCAAAGGTGCGAACATCCTCAACTCGCTGGATGATTTCAGAGTTTTGGTTATTAGCGGTGATAGTCCAGTTGAGATAGTAAGGGGCTTCATATCCTGCGACTGGAGCAGTTCCCGGAGTGAAAGCGGTCTGAGTAGCAGTACCCGAACCAGTAATAACCCAACGGTCTAGAGTGTAGCCACCAACTGCGATTGAACTTCCACGCTGCGAAACGCGCATATCTCCATTGATGATGACATTCTTGCCCGCAGTAAATGGTGGAACAACGCCACCGCTTGACTGCTCTACCGTACTTGTAAGTTGTGCGCGACTCATTATTCACCTGCCTGTGGGATAGAAGAGTTGGATGGGAGTGTGTCTTTATTGAGGTATGCCTGATAATCGGCATTGGCTTCATCCATTGGAATAAAAGATAAAGAACCATCGTCATTTGTTCGCTTGACTATCTTGATGCCTGTTTCTGAATCTTCAATAATTTCGTAATTCATATTACAACTCCGCGTTCATTGCGATATAGGCCGATGTTGTGTTGTTTGCTTGCATAAGTGTTGAGTTACCAGCAGAAGAAACGGCTGCGGTGGTAAATTCAATTTTTGCTCCATTTGGCGACCAGCGATAAATGTTGATTGCGCTGGCCACATTTGAACCTAAAGCAGCCATAAAAGTATTCGCTGCCGTTGTGGTAGGGGTTATGTTGGCTGCGGTTCCGCGCATAGTTACTGGGGTTGGCATCCAAAGGTAATTGACGGTGGTTGAGGTGTTGTATGTGGCAACCCCAAATGGTGTGTAGTTATCGTTGCCCACTGATGTTTGGTAGTAGTATCGTTGGCAGGCATTTAACTCCCCCTGAAGTGTTCCACCGCTACGGCGGAAGGCGGGAGCAGTTGTGGAGTTGTAAGAACCAAGGTCAAGTTGAACGCCAGTGATGTAGAAACTATCATCCGCGAGAGCAGTTCCCGAAGTAGTAGAATTGAAATAAGTTGCAAATTCGGTTGCATTTGATGGCAAAGTAGCAGTTCCTGTAACTCTAGTCCAAGTTGTATTAGCGGCAAAAGTTCCAGACAATAAAGTGGTATTACCAGTGTAAGTGGTCAATATATTTTCATCAGTTCCAGTGCCATAATTGAAATACCAATTTACGCCTGACCCAGAATAATTTGCACCAGTTTTGATGTAAAATGAGAATGTGATAACTTTTCCTGCATACAAAATGGCATTTGATGTTTCAACAGAATTGCCCAAATAAACAGCAGGAGTTGTAGTTGTTCCAGCGGTTCTTTGGAAACGCATAGCATATCTAAACCCAGTCAAATTAGCAGCGACTTGGCTGACAGTGCAAGTGGTTGCGACAGTGCAGTTATATGCCCATCGGTCTAATGTGTAAATAACTCCAGCATTAGCGGCAATGCTAGTTCCTCTTTGCGCTATGTCTGCCGCACCATTTATGAATGGATTGACTAAAGTGCTTGGAGTAGTCCAAGATACGCCTGTGCTGGCAGAAGAGTTTGCAACGAGTGTTGTGCCGTCAGCTCCTACTGCCTGATTGGTGTATGTGCCGGATCCTGTACCTACGATCAAGTCACCCTTAGCAGCGATCTGAGTAGATTGGATAGCGTTAGCGATATTGAAGGAGTTGTGCGAGATAACAGTAGAGATATCGCCAGCAACTAAAGCGGTAAGCCCGGTGATCGAAGTACCCGTAGTTGCGGTGTAGTCCACTCCGCGCTCTAGAAGTACGCCGTTGATGAATACCTGCTCAGCTCCAACTACATAGCTCAGAGTTGTTGAGAATCCATCTGTGCCTGAGAGGGTTGTTTCGCCACCTGTTGCGGTGTAGCGCCATTGCTGCATAACAACGGCAGGTGTAGTTCCCTGAAGTCCTTGTGTTCCAAGAAGTCCTTGGGTTCCCTGAATGCCTTGAAGTCCGGTTGTACCCTGGCTACCAGTTGATCCAGTAGTTCCCTGAGATCCAGTCGTTCCCTGTGATCCAGTAGTACCCGTTGTGCCTTGCGAGCCATTGGTTCCGTTAGTACCTGAAGTACCTTGAGTTCCAAGCGTTCCCTGAGAGCCTGTAAAGCCTTGGGTTCCTGTTAAGCCTTGTGTTCCAGTCGCACCCTGAGATCCTGTTAGACCTTGAGTGCCTGTGGTTCCCTGAGAGCCAGTCGCGCCAGTTGTTCCCTGCGCGCCAGTTGTACCCTGTGCGCCGTTTGTTCCTGATGTACCTTGCGCGCCAGTTGATCCTGTTGCACCAGTAGAACCCTGCAAGCCTGTTGTACCTTGTGAGCCAGTCTGACCTGTGGTTCCTTGAATACCGATTGTGCCTTGAGAACCTGTGTTACCAGTTGTTCCCTGAGTACCCTGAGTACCAGTAGTTCCCTGTGCGCCTGTTGTTCCTTGCGCGCCGTTAGAACCAACATAACCAGCCGTACCCTGAGCGCCTGTTGTTCCCTGCGTTCCGTTTGTACCGCTAGTACCTTGTGCGCCCGTTGATCCTTGCAAGCCAACTGCACCCTGAGTACCAATAGCTCCTTGGATACCAGTTGTACCCTGCGTACCAGTAATGCCCTGCGCTCCGATTGAACCCTGAATACCCTGTGGGCCAGCGCCGGAAGTCTGAGCAAAGAGAATCTGATCTGTACCAATGATGATGTAGCCATTAGTGCCTGTGCCAGTATTGTATTCAATAAAGTTCTGACCTGATTGAGTGCTACCAGCGACTACATAAAGATAATCGCCATATTCAACCTGACCAGCCGTTGAGTTGTTGTAGTCAGTAGCGCGGGTGAGAACATAAGGCGTTCCAAATGTGCCAACTGTTGTGACCGTATAAATACCGTTGTAAAGAGCGTTTGTCTGATTCTTAACAAGAACGCGATCATTGAGAGATA